TCTTATTTCTACTTCTATACCAAAAAACTCCTGAGAATACACTTGCGAAAGAAATACCTTCCACACAAGCAAACGCTACTAAACGATGACCGAATGAAGGATGTCCTATCCAATTCTCAGCCCATGTAGCCTTTTTATTGACAGCTACATTGGTTTCCATTGAGTTGAATAACGCTTCACGTTCCTCAAGGTCTTTTATATAGGTTTCAATCAACAGTGAATATCCGTTAGCGTGTACTTGTTCGATGAATGTTTGGTGACCATAGAAATACTGAGCTTCTAATATCTCAACCTCATTCAAGAAATTGGTTGCAAGGTTATCAATCACCAGTCCATCAGAAATTGCAAAGAATGCTAAGATATTTTTTAAATATGTTTTCTCATTCTCTTTAAGTTCATCGAATCTATCTTTACTCAAATCCACCTCTTCCGCAACCCAAGTCTGAGATTCAGCGTTCTTATATTTTTCCCAAAGGTCACCATGTGTAACAGGAAAAATTGAATATCTTTTTTTTATGTCATTACTTTTTAAATACATTTATTTTATTTTTTAAGGTTAATTATTAAATTTCATCATCACTATTAAGTCGTTGTCTTGCTTTACTAAGAACTTGATTTACATAATCCTGTTCGTGCTTAACATCCACTTGTTTCTTCTGCGTAAAGGTAAATGCCGAAGCGGTGTCAGCAATATCAATCTGTATCGTCTTATTATCAAATAGAACATCCATAAAGGTTATACCGTCTTTACCGAATCTAGACTTGAGTATCGCTACGTTAGCTCTACCACTTTCTTTCTGTTCTAATGATTTGGCTATAGACATTATGAAGTGACCTATTTGACCTTTCTTAATTGACCCACCGATTTGGTCAGATTCAACAATTTCAGATTTTATACTGCTGCGATTTCCTTGAACGCAGGTCCAGCCTGCGACATCTAGTTCATATAACATCGATTCAAATTCGCGCATAATGTTACCCTCAGCAACATTATTGTCATCGAATCGTTTTGATGGTTGTACACAATCGATATAATCGAGTAGTACGATATCAGGTTTGATACCTTGAGAGATTTTCTTCTGTAGGTACTTTTTAATCTTAGGTATAGTCGTAGTATCGCTCTGAAACTTTTTAAGAATCAATGTACCACCGCTATCTTCCCTTCGTTTCACAACCTCTTTAACTTCATCGATATGGTTTTCGAGTTCATTCAGTTCAATACCAGTCCAACACGATATATGTTTACGTTTAATCACGTTGGGTTGGTCTTCAAAAAATATTTGAATAACCGTTTTACCTTCGTTAAAGGCTGTATTAGCAATTTTTGTAACTGCGGTGGTTTTACCCACCCCGAAAGCTGCCAAAATTATACCTAACTCACCCTTAGCTAACCCACCATTCATGTATTGGTCCAATAGATGAATACCAGTTGGGATAGGCTGTCTGAAATCTTTGGTTAAGACTGAATCTATATCATCAAAAACCGAGGTATCGTCCTCAGTACTCTGACCAACTTCCAACGCTTGGCGTATAATATCAGAAGCTTTATCGTAATCATCAACATGACCTCTGTCCAAAATTGTTTGGATTTCAGATATGGCTCTCGATAACTCTTGTTGTTTACAGAATTTTAACGAAAGGTCTTTGATGTAGTCTGGGTCGTTGGAATCAGATTCACTGATTTTGCTCAAAGTATCCAATTTTATCTCCAACGCGAACTTATTCGTTTCGCCCTTGAACTTCTCGTGGATTCTTATCTTAAGACTACCAACATCAGGTATAGAACCTAATGTCTCATATGAGTTCCTAATTTCAGCAGCGATGAAGCGTAAATTCTCAACCGTAAAATAACTCGGATTGAGTATTGTTACGATAGTCTCCGCGAACTTACGGTCAACTAATATCTGCTTTAATAATCGGTACTGAAATTCACTATCTAAATATCCAAAATCTTTTCCTGTCTCTGCTTTCATCTTATGTAAATATTATTGGGTAAGTATAAATATACATAAAATTACTTAAGTGCAAGGTTGTTTCTGATTGATTTTACAATTGTTGGAATAATATCTTTAATGTTTATTTCATATCTCACTTTTGTTGGAAAATAATTCCCACTGAACCGACTTTCTATAATGTCACGATTCTTGTATCTAAGTTTAAAACCGATAAAATCCTCGTTATCATAAATATTTCTGCGGTCAAAATCGGCTGGAGTCTGTTCAAAATAGGGGTTGAAAGTTGACCAAAGATGTTCTTCAGTTTTACGTTTCAAGAACCTAGGGATGATACCCATACTCCCCATCGGCCCAACATTGATACCAGTGAGTTCGTCAATCATATCCTTAGTATAATCCAAGTATACCCGTTGTTCTTCGCTTGTAAAAGGTTTACTTGAGGTAAGAAATGCTAGAAAATCTTTATCATACCGATGAACGTCAAAATAACGTTTACAAATAATGTTTCCATTAATTGTTAGTAGGAATTCGAAATCTGATTCTTCAAAATACGTTTTAGTCGTAGTATTTGCCATTGTAATTTTTGTTTAAGTTAATTGTTTCTGTCTTTAAGTTTTTTGAATTGTAAGAAATAGTCGGACATGTAATACTCTCTGATTAACTCATCCAGACCATCTCTTTTTACCATCTGGTAGACTTCTCTGAAGTCAGAATCCTGTGGCATAGGTTCGGTTTTCATAGTTAAAAATCTCTCTTTCGCATCTTCTGTTATTTTAGGTTTACGTAAATTTACTAATTCATCATTGATTTCATATAACTTTTTCCCTTGTAACCCATCGGTAACACTATTTAATATATTGGTAAGACCTTTTAAAGGTTTTTTTCCTTCTGCAATTCTAGTGTCCGATAGTTTTTGGGCTTCGAGTATAATTTCATGTAAAGATACTCTTTTTTCTGTTAATGATGGGAAAAACTTCAATAAAGTTTTTTCCTTAACACCTTTAACACCTTTAATATCGTCAGAGTTATCTCCAATTATAGTTTTTAATAACGCAACATTGGTGTAGTGATGGCTAAATACAGTGTTATAGTTATCTGGATTTATATAAATCTTTTTATCACATAAGTATAGGCTTACATCTTTTGAAATAAGTTGACATAGGTCTCGGTCACTGGTACATATGGTGATATCCTCGTTATCTGCTTTGGTTAAACAGTAGTATGCTATGAAATCATCAGCCTCAACCACTTCATCCTCCAATTGCTTTATTGATAAGTGGTAAAGATAACCTTTAACCATATATTGCTGCAACTTCTCGGACATGTCTTCGGGTTCTGTTCCATTAACATAATCCTTACCTCTGGACGATTTATAATCTTTATATATTTCGTATCTCAGCTTTCCGCTTAATTTACCATCCCAAAACACGTACACGTTATGATATATGTTCTCAGATATTAGTTTCTTGGTAACAGTTATAAACTGATATAATCCACCAATATGTTCTCCGTCTTTAGTGTACGCATCGTGACTACCTAAATACCCTCGTTTAAATAACGCATTTCCATCAATAAGTAAGGTATTTTTTCTTTCAATTCTGGGCCCATTCTTAGGCGGTAATTTAGGCATAACATTAATTAAAATTAATTTATAAAATATGGGGTGATTAACTAATTAACCACCCCATCTTGTTTAACTCGACATATCCTCACCGTCTAAATCGGTTACCACTTCCTTTTCGATAACAAAATCATCATAAGATGAGTTGAGTTTGCTAAGTATAAACTGGCGGTGCGTTCTTTTATATTCCTCAATTTTATTAGGATTCCAATATCCGTGAGGTGTAGACGCAATCACACCTTGTTCTTCAATTCCATTGACTTGGTTTTTCTCACATTTAATTTTAGTCTCGATACCAAATTGATATGTTTCACCACCAGACGTAGCCTTAAGCTTAGCTGTTGAGTGTGTAAGAATTCCACCAAAATGGAAGATAAGTCTAGGTGAATAGAAGAACGCTTCACCGCCTTTGTGTTTAACTACTTTATTTTCGTTATCCAACCAAATTTTCTGTACAACGACAAACGTGTTGATATACTTCTTACCTTCTTTTCGTGACGAAGGTATTCTATGGTTATTAATACTCTTGAATGCGCTCTCCATCGCACCTGCATTCCATTGATTGTTACTTGATTTAGACGTTGCGGATCTAAAACAATTGATTGAACCGATTGAATCCCAGCAGAATACAAGTGACCTAGGTAGTTCACCGTTTTCTTGAGAATCCATAAGTTCGGTCATGAATAGTGAAATATCTTCAATCACTGGTTCAAATCGCATCGCCTTATTAACTTCTTTTCCTGAACTATGGTCGAAATTACGATACTTGTTAAACAAATCTTCGCCACTTACAAAGATGAAGTCGCCTTCGTAGTCGATAATTTCACCAGTCTCTTCGTCAATAACTTCAGTAAATTGTACGCCGATATTTCTAGCGTGTTCCCAATTCCAGTTACCTTCAGTTTCAATGATGACTGGTAAATCACCTATCTTTTGCGCACCAACTACTGTTTCGTAAATCGCTGTAGATTTACCAGTATTACTATATCCTCTGAAGGATACTAGATATCCGCGAGGAATACCTGGCAATTTTACCGCCTCATGGAACGCTGGTGATAATGGAATCCAACTCAATTCCTTGTCTTTTACTACAACATCTAAATTATTCTGCTTTTTGAACGATGCTAAATCAAATGATTTTCCTTCCCCAGCACCTGTGCTAGGTTTAACTCTTTTTGCCATTATTGTATAATTATTTTTTTATTTGTTATAAAAATGGGGTAGCGAGATACATTGACCCCACTACCCCATATATGATTCGTCAATTAGAAAGGCAAATCATCATCATCATCATCTGTTGTTTCGACACCGTTAATGGTAGTCTTTACCAACATTTCTGATTTAGCTGAAACCATTGTTAATTCCGAACCCAAATCATCTGAATCGGAGCTAGAGCTACCGCCAGAGTTATCGTCATTCAATTCTACCTTATCGACCCAACGATTTAGTTTTTTGTCGTAAGCAGGTTCACCGCCTTTAACAACGATTTCCAAATACTCATAAGGTTTAGTTGCATAAACATCTTTCCAAGTACGGGTGTCCGATGTCCAAGTATTCATCAGTTCAGCATTATCACTAAGAACTGATTCACCTACTGGTGTGATATTCTGCACGATAGGGAAACCTTTAGAGTTTCTAGCGATAGTTAGAACCAAATCCATACCAATTTTAGGGTCTGACAAGTCTCGTTTCATTACTTTGAAAGCTGATACAATCTTATCAAACGTACCAGTCTTGTCATAGGATTCTTGAATCCTCCAAAATTTAACACCTTCACCTTCTTTTTCACGGTCAACAACCCTGATTACATAGAATCTACGTGCGTTATATTTTTTTGCTGATTCTTTAGCTTGTTCAGTGCCTTCGGCTCTCAAGATTTCCCTAGCCTCACAGAATGGACAAGGTGAACTCTCTTCTTTTTTCAAGCAAGGGAATGTTTTCCAATCCTTCCCAACTTTGAATTTGTGCCCCCACATCTCTTGAAATGGAGTGTCTCCACCTTCTACTGGAGGCAAGATTCGGATTTGACGTGAACCTTCCTTTACGCCATCGGCCAAGTAAGTGGTAAAATAATTTTTAATGTCATAGCTTTTTTCCGTAAAGGTCGCATTCGAGCTAGACTCCGAATACTGTTTAATGATTTTGTCTAAAACGCTCATTTTAATGTTTTTTTTTAGATTATGTTATTATGTTAATTGATTTATGTTGTCAGCTAACAGTTCTCAAAGATACGTTAAAAATTAGAACTTGTCAACTGGATGTTTAAAAAAAAATGTTTAAATATCTTCTTCTTCGAATTCGTTAAAACTGTTTTTAATATCTGAGTCTGAATAATTATCCACATCAGCTTTCGTTAAAACATATTCTTTCGGTTTTGCTTGTTCAGGTTCAACCGCTAATTTATCAGCGTTGTCCGACCAAAAATCAGATAATTTTATATTATAAGGAAACGAGTCCAATGAACGCATTTCAATTTTTTCAGTTGGGGTTGGGTTTCTCCTAACTATTTCAGTCTCAACGTCTTTTATTTTTTTATCTAGAACCTCTATGTTCTGACCCAATTGAGACATTTTTGTTATTTGGTCTGATAGCGAAGTAAACTTATCTATCAAGTCGGCCATTTTTTGGTTTGTCTCGATAGATGACGTCTTAAGTTCATTAGATGTATTTACCAAATCGGTAACATCTACCTCAACCTCACCACCAGAATCCATTGTTGTGTCGGCAGCCATATCATCAGCAGTATCTAGCGCATCGGCTTCAGTATCTGGCATGGCACTACCGAATTCAGAATCATCTCCAGCTTCAGGTGCGGTATCTTGAAGTTCTGTACCTAATGTATCTAACTCCGATTCTAAATCAGCACCTTCAGCGTCTTGATTTTCATCATCAGCTTCGTTTATACCGATAAATGTATATTCTGACAACTGTCTGAATCTTTTAGATTCTTCACTCAATAACTGTTTAGCGTTCTTCTTCATCTTAAGTGAGTAATTGTCTACCATCTTGTGTAATTATACGTTTTCCGACCACTTCTACTAGGTCTTTGTCGTTCTTTATGATACAGACATCGTCTTTACATTCCAATTTTGAAGCATTAGTCAATTCCTCTTGAAAAAGGAAAGCGTCCAAGGTTGTTACAATATTTTTCTTATTAGTCATAATATAATGTTTTTATATAAATATGGCGTACTCGGAAAAAGTTTTATTGTTCGTTCAAAGAACACATATATGGAAGAAATTTTATTTCCCCACCTAACATATCTAAATGTTCTGAATATTGTAGTATTAAGTCTTCTCCACTGAATATTCGTTTAGCCCCTTCTATTAAGGTCTCCAAATCAGAATCTATGGTTGGTACAAAGCCTTGAAAGTTTTTATTGAAGCCCAATATTGTCTTATCAACAGATGCATAGTACATATCACCATATGTCATTATGGTCATATTATTTTTTTTATCCAAACATCTCTTCATCATGACAGAGTATTTTTCTTCGGATAGTAGTAGTGGGTCAACAAAATAGTATGAGATGTCATTCACCAAAGATTCATAACATCGTTTTTTGAAATCATAAAGGTCGTCCTCATGATATTTCCTATATTCGTATTTAGTGAATGTATACCACCTATCATCACTCAGCCTTCTATTAACGATATCCGCTTTTTGATTCAAGAATTCGGATAATCGCTCAATTCCTATGAATAAACAGGGTTTGTGGATAGTTTCGTCATAAGCTGAATAGGGTACAACTTCAAACCACTGACCAATTGGTCTAGGGTCGTCGGATATTATGTAACCTATTATCATGTTGCAAAGATATGGTTTTTTATATTATATTTTTGAGTATTAACCGACCTTTTTCAAAGATTTTTTATACGTACCTTCGTTATTATTTATTATGGTACAATCACTAGGGTAGTTAATTTCAGCACCATACCCGTTCCAATCTCTAAAATATCGCCAAGCGAATTCATTGGCACCTGCTTCACCGTTTTGTAAAGGATATATATTTCTATCCATAATTTTTGTTACAACGGGTATTAATCCAGAAAATAAGCTAGAAAATGAGTAATAATCTTTAATTCGGGTAGTAGGCCTACCTTGAGCATCATTTTCTGGAAGTCTTACCCGACCATTTACGTCTGAAGCTTGGAAAACGTCGAACCCTGAAGATTCTACCCCTGTCAGATTGTTATTGAATCCCCTAAAATCAGGCCCTTCTCTTCTAACTTCGCTAGAAACGATAGCATATGCTGAAATTAAAACTTTCTTTTTGAGTTCGGGTTTCGCTTTTGGCGCCATTTTATCTATAACTTTTTTAATCTCAGATATTAAATTTTCTGGTGTTACTATTGTTTTTACATACGAGACGATTGGTTGCGTGTTCAATTGTATTTTTACACCAGGTCTATTTTCTATGGTTATGTACGGTATGACCTTTCCCTTCCTCCATCTTGTGCTTGTAGGGTATACCGTATCGGCACTATTTCTAGACGACATACCACATTCTTCATCGTTATTCCTAGACGTATTGGTATTCCCACCAGATGTGGTAGTTACACCTTCGGTTGAATCGTCATTGTCTATGAAACTCTCATTAATGTCATATTTCAACCCAGCTATATCGCTAGACTCTATATTTAAATCTTTTATGGCGATAACTTGTCTATTTATCGGTGTATTATCTTTTTTAACTCTAACCCCTTTGAATGAGGTTGTCATATGGTTGGGTTTTATGGTATGTGATGTGCTTATTATAACATAAGCTCCTTTGAACATGGGTATGTTATTAAGTTGGAAATACATCATTGGTTGAATCAATGGCATCCCCAATGCTGTTACTTCAGCGCTGTATGATCTAGTCTGATATACATTAAACAGATTCTGACTAGCAAGTGTCGCTTTGTTCTGATCACCACTGTTACTTATACTTTCAATGCTATTCAATGACTGTTCAGTTTCAACGAATTCGCTTTGGTCTAGTTTAATGTCTTTGAAATAATTCTGGTTCTGACTGCCATAGTTAATTTCAAATGATGGAATAGGCTTACTACCGTCTTTTTTTATCAAATCTTTTGTATTATTCAAGTCAAAACCATCATTTGTGAATTGTGAATTTTTTATATCCAAATGAGTGGAGGTCTGTCCAATGTACATACATATGAATTTGGGTCCAACTGAATCATCAGATTTAACCATATCTATGTATGGGTAAGGTTTGAATATATTATCCAACATTGGTTGCCGTTCACTATATTCAACGTAATTAGGTAAAGCTATAAAATTAAAGTTGTTACTTGAAAATATATTGCTTAAGACGTCATATACGGACTGGTTTAATTTACCTTTAATCAATTCTTCCACATTAAAAACATTTAATATAAAATCATTACCTATTTCGTCCCAATTTTTATCAATAAATAAGAACCTATCAATTAAACTGTCCTTCTTACCTCCATCACCACACGGTGATAATAAAGAAGATTCTTTATAATCGGTTATCCATTTATCATGTATTGCCTTTAAATGTCTATATACATTTAATTTGATGAATGTAAGGTTCGATGAACCGAATACCGCATCTCTCGCTGATGTGTCTACTTCAGCAACTTGTTCAGCATCGTATAATTTCTGGTATTGTTCGACGAAGTATGTTAAATAATGTTTAAGACTACTTTCAGAAGCTCCGATATCATCTCGTTTATATTCGGGGTTGGCCACATACTTAAATGTTCTCGGCGTGAAATTTACTATTACAGAAATATCACGGAATATTTCTCTGATTAAGGCATTACCACTATTAGTTGGGTCTTCCGCTAAATTTATATTTATATACGGTAATAAAAATAGTTCAGCGTTATAATCAAAACCAGCTTGTACGATACTTGCACCAGGCTTTTTAAAATCATTAGAAATATTATTTGCGGCTGAACTATTTACAGACCCTGATATTACTTGGTCACCTGATGAAACTATGGTAGCGCTATCAAAAGACGTTGTAAACGTTGGATTCGGATTTTGTGTTATAAGCCCCTGAAGATAATTTACCCATGGTCGCATTTCAACACTACCTGCTGTTGTTAACGTAAAGTTAATAAAGCTATCGTTGAATAATTCATATTGTGTTTTAATTTTTACAAACTCTTTATCAGTCCAATTTAAGAAAAAGTCGATTAAAACGCTTTTAGCTTGTTCAGGTAGACCTAATATCGCTTTATCTATTTTTATGTAAAACCTATCTTCATCAGGGGTTGTACCTAGACCAAATAACATGGAGGCACTATTTTGTACTAGTTCTTTTCTAGTGTGAAATAATTCAGTACTATCAGGCATCGTAGGGTGTCTTTTTTGTCCACCTTTAAGCGCTATTACTAAACTTATAGGGTTACCGTCTACTACACCTTTTTTCTTAATCGGATCTGCATTTCTGTCAGTTTCATCATATCTCCAAATTATTGAACCTAACCACGCAAGCCAAAGTGACGGTGATTTTATGAACCCTGCGTTCTTAGTGAAAATATTTTTTAATAGTTTAGTTGGAGTTCCGTCAATATCGTTGAATAGAGTATAATCTAGAAAATCTAACTCCCCCTTATTCGTTATGTCACCATATAAACCAGTAATTGGTAACGTATTCAAAAAAAGATACGACTTTGCGTAATTTCTTATATCAACTGGCGTTGCATTTTGAGCATAATATAAAGGACTACCAAATAAACTTACTTCAACTGGGACTTTATCGTAATTATGGTTTGACACAAAGGATACACTTTTTAATATGATTTCGGTATTAGAGTCATTATTAATAGCATTATAATATTGAACGTTTTGACCGTCATCAGTGGTTTTACCTAACCTCGTACCTTTTGTGGTGTTAAGTATGAATGCAGCCGATAAGTCAGACTGACCACCCCTTTCGATAGCTGTTAACCGTTGGTCGCTGGATTTTATGTTAAAAAACTCATTACTATAGAACGCATATGAAAAAATGGTGTCGAAAGTAGTGGTCGCTTTGTCAGTATCTAAAGTTGATTGCTCAATTTTTTTACCTTTTATGTTCTTATTATAATAACTATCTTCGGCTACCAAATCACCTAATCTATCTACAGGTAATCCAGGGTTTGCACCTATTCTTGCGTATGTCGCATAAGGTATTATTTCCAGATATTTAGCATTGTCATCATTTTTATAGCCCTTAGATTCGTCACAATTTATGTAATTACCTAAGAAGTCAACATTATTAACCCCGCTTAATAGACTTGGTGGTTTAATAAGACCTCCATCAAAAAATACTTCACCTGAATATTCACCAGATATCGGTATATATGATGCGGTTTCACCAGAATTACCGACTATTTGTGATATGTATTTATATATATATCCGTTATTAGACGGGTTCGGTTTAATGTACGCATGTTTTACATTTTTACCGAACATGTCTTTAATCTTATCAGACCCATCTAACCAATGAGTTATTACGGAATCGGAATCTTTATAGTTATCGTATATACTAGTTTTGATGTTTGCTGTTGCTGTATTGTAATTAGCTTTAGGGAACCCATAAAACAAATTGTTAGCTTCAACATAAGCCATATACTTTAAAGAATTTGAGTCTATGATGTATGGGTTTGTTAAACCTAAATATGTAAAAGTTCTGTACATTAATAATCTCATGTACTCATCAGGGCTGGTAGCCGTGAGGTTTAAATTGTAGTAAGGATTCCGACTGCTTAAGAATATGTTAGTGTCTAAAGGGTTTATGCTAAACCAAGCCGATGAATTGTTAAGGTCCGTTTCGTTATTAATATCAGCTTGTTTTCGGTCCACTAAAGAAACAAGTAGCTTTTCGGTAAATTCTATTTCATCTACCACAGACGTATCAATCGTTTGATTACCACCAATCCAAGCCTCTTCTACTTGTGATTTAGTACCTTCGGTGACCTTCTCCACATATAACGGAAACGGGTATACGATGAGTTTCTCAGTGCTGTTAACAGGTATCGGTATATCTGAAATACGTTCATCACCACTAGGGGTGATGATTGTTTTTAATGTAGCCTCTCGATCTAAGTTACCACTGGCTCTTCCCGCGACCGACTGAAGCGAAATTAAAAAAGTTTCAGCCGAAGCCATCAATATTCTTATCACATTCTGTACAGAAGGATTGAAATTGTACTTTGATATTAAGTTACCCCTAAGTTCTTCTTGATACTTTATTATCAGTTCTGATTGTACTTTACTATTTAGATCGATTATATTATTAATAGCCTTATCAAACTTATAAAAGTCACATATAAAAAACCCACCTTCTGATAATTTTTTGTTACTATTATCAAGATATATACCATTTTCTATATTTTTAACTATATTCCCTAATCTATTAATATCGCGTGAATCGGTAGTGTCATACTTAGTTTTAGGTGTATTAACCTTATTTGCTATTACTTCTTTAGGATTACTTACTAAAATGACGTTGGTTTGTGTACTAGCCGCATCAAATAAATCCGATAAAAGTATTTTGTCTGTGACAATCGCGCCTTTTATAAAATCTTTCTGTACGTCACTTATTCCGTCAACCAATTCATTTAATTCACCAATTAACCCTTCCATGTCACTAACATAAGCGTTATATTCGGCTTTTTTAAAAGTCTTAAGGAAAAGAAGCGAACTTATTTTGCTAGCAGGTATGCTATTATTTTCTTTCTGTAAGTCAAAAAGGAATTTACTATTTCTTTGTTTAATATTATTGATAGCATCAACAGATTTTTTAGCGTTAACCAATTTTTTGAAAGGACTAGAATTTTTGTTAATCGTTTTTAGGCTATCTTTGAAATCTTTTATTTTTGTGAACATGTCATCTATCGTTATCACTTGATTACCAGCTAGATTTTCAGCTCCTATTTCTTTTTCATATCGAGCTTTAACGCTTTTAAAAGCGTTCTCACCATCACCTTTAACGTATGGGATAGCTCTTAAGTATCCTAGTAGTAAATCTGTAAGTATTGCGAATGTGTAGCCGATGAATTCTGCGGTAATCTCAAAATTACCAGTGGTAGCATTGAACAATGCGTTCCATTTTATTAGGTGTAGGCAATAAGATACTGTCTTACCATAGTAACCCTTAACTTTAAGGTTAAATAACGGGTAAGGTAATTCAAAGAATACTGAATATTTTGAGTCATTACCCCTCTGAAACATACCGCCTCTTACGTCAATAAATTTGATTTTTATCAAAGGGGTGTATGCCGTATCAAAAGTAATATCAATCGATTCTATTCCGAAACCTTCTAAGTCTTCATCATTAGATTGTAGTGACGCTGAAGATATATCGGTATAGCTAGTAGTTAAAGATCTGTTCTTTCCATCGAAGTCACTTCCAGATATGAAATTTATTTTACCTTTAGTCCCGTTAATGTTTTCATTCGTTCCGTTTGCACCATCAACAACGATTTTACTTCTACTCCTCTTTTGTGTGGTTAATTCAACATAAATTGTCAAATCATCTGGTTGAGTAGTTTTGAAGTCAAGGGGTACTCCTTTCTTACCTAATGCCTCATTAGGATTAACCAACAAAACTAGATTTTCATTATTATTTGCCATCGATTAACCGTATAAACTCTTATATCTATCTACTTCGCCTATATATCTTTCAATTGCACTGTCAAACGGAAAAGGCACTCGTATAACAGCTCTATCAGGAATATTGAACTCTAATCCACCAAACTGTGGGTTTGCTGCCATTATTAAAAATCCGTGATATGGGTTATTATAATACTTCTGACTCAATTTATCAAGCCTTGTTTGACCATTTTTATAAACAATGGCCTTATCTGTTGGTATTATGGGTATTTGAATACCAGGTATCGGTTTAACCGTACCGTTGCTTCTGAATTGTTCGTATCTATCGAAATATGCCATGATTTTTATCTTTATGATGGTGACCCATATTTAGTACTTTTATTTGAATTGACAGTACTATTTAGTGTCTTAGTCTCACCTTTAGCTTTCTCCATTTTTACAAACTCACCTAACAATATTGTAACTTCAGCTTCAGTTAAATCAATATATGTTGGATTATTCTGCGTGGCGTTACCTGGTGCTTCAGTTATTAAATATACATTACACCTTGAACCACCACGATTTACTTTAGCTTTGAATGATGATGGTGATGGGTTACCTGCATTTCTTCTAGCTATACCGTATGGCGATGCGGGATCGTAAGTCCTAAGCTCATTAGTCATAAGATTCCATGTGAATCCAAAAGTACAAAGATTACTGTTACCTCTAAATACTTGGTAGCTTATATCTTTTGTAATATCTAAACTACCATTAACGTATGGTCGTCTTTCATTGGGCATAGAAAGTTCTAGGTCTGACACATCAATTAAATCTTCATCTTGGATTAGTTTATTCAGTTCAGACTTGGTAAGTATGTTACTCGTATTATCTGTAACTGGTTTTAATTTGTCATCAGAGATGAAGACTTGTCCTCTTATTATTTGTGTTGGTGCATCACCATCCAATAAAAGTTCATCTTGATATAAAATTACACCAATTTGGTTATTACCATTTCTAGGTGTAAGTATTA